ATATGTTTGATGGATTGTATCAAAGATTTAAGTCAGGTGCATCAGGTGACAATGCGGAGGATTATTTCACAACAATCAAAGCGGTGGGAATATGAAAGCGGGAATAAAAATCAACCAATCGGATTTGGCAAAGTTGAATAAAAAACTTGCACAATTACAAAAGTTTTCAAAACAGGAACTTTCAAATGAAATTGGAAGGGGTGCGCAGGAAATTGTCGGAAGGGCAAAACAAGATGCTAAATATGATAATGGTGACTTGCGTGGGAGCATAAGTTCACAGGCATCTGGAAAAGGTGTTGCGGTTATTGCTGATGCTGAATATGCGCCTTATGTTGAGTTTGGAACGGGAACAAAAGTGAGTTTGACTGATATGAAAGAACTTGGCATCCCTGATGGTTATGCAGCACAATTCAAAGGAAAGGGAATTCGTGAGGTTAATTTACCCGCACGACCATTTTTCTTTTCATCCGCAAGAGTTGGTTTCAATAATATGCTCAAACGAGTGGATAAAAAACTTAAAAAATTATTATGAAAGAAGTGATTCACCGCATAAGAAAAGCCATCATTGACCGTTTAACAAACGAAGTTTCATTGCGTGGCAATATCGTGCGAATTTATGGCAGAGTGCCATCAGATGCAACGTATCCATTTGTACGGGTTTATTCCCTTACAAACAATGAAGTTGATCAAAATCAAACAACGTTCAATTCCGAAGTGATTACAAGGATTGAAGTGGTTACAAGATTTGAATCGGACAATGGAGGGGAATTGGATTGCAACCTAATTGTTGATGAATGTTTATCTTTGTTGCGCACACGATCTGCAAACTATTTTGATTTGAGCGCACAAGGATTTAATGTGTACACATCACAAAATGAGGGCATTCAGTATATTGAGCAAGATTTGAGTGATCACACATATTTCAGGGCAATCATTGAACTTTCCAATCGTGTGGAACAAATTCCTCCATCGGGCGGATTACAAAACGAATTACAAATTGAATTACAATCATAATGGCAAAAATTACTTTTACAAATAAAACGGATAATCAAACATCAGCATTGGCGGAAATTTACAAAGTTACCGCAGCCAATGTGAATGAAATCAAAACAAGCACAAATTCGCTTTATGATACACTTGGCGGGTTTGCTTTTTATGAGGATACTGCAACAACTGCAACTCCCATCAATTTAGCATCAGACACTTGGACAGATTTAACAAACAACAAAGCGGGATCGGGAACTGAAACAACATACAAGCCAACGTACATCACTGGTGATTTGTGGGATTCAGCAACCAACACAATTGATTTGAGTGAAGTGCCAGTTGGAAAAGTTATTTTGGTGCGCAATGATTATGATATCACAACAGGATCAGCAAATACACGAATGGATTCAAGATTATATTTTCCTGATACAACGAAAAGCGTTGAATTTGCTCACGATTTGATTTCATCATCAGGGGATGAAGTGCGATATTCCCGCACAACTCAATTCTTTGTCACAAGCGCAATCAAAACAAGCGGTGTGAAAATACAAGTTAAAGTTGATAAAAATAATTCAACTGCAAGGGTTGAGGATTTTCAAATCACAATTTTAAGTTTTTAAAACTTAATAAATTAAAAATAATAAAAAAATGAATGAATGTGTATTTTGTATTGAGTGCGGTTTATGCTAAAACATTTTAAAATAAGCGAATTTGATTCACCTGATGAAATTGGGAGCGGAAATCGTATGGATTCCGAAGTGCTGCAAATGATTGATCAGGCACGTGAATTGTTTGGCAAACCGATACGAATAAATTCGGGGGTGCGTTCAGTTGCTCACAATGAAAAGGTTGGTGGATCAAAATCATCAAGCCATTTGAAAGGATATGCAATTGATGTGAGTTGCGACAATTCAGCGGATAGATTCCGTTTGGTTGAAATTTTGATGCTTGTTGGTTTCAATAGATTAGGGATTGCCAAAACGTTTATTCACGTTGATAATGATCCCGATAAAAGTAAAAATGTAATTTGGGTATATTGAAAAAAATAATTAACATTAAGTGTTAATCAAAAAAAATGAAAACACTGTTTGCAAAATTATTAGGATTGAATAATAGTGGCAAATCATCACTTGGTGAATTTGCAAAGGATTTGCGTGAAGCAATCAAAGGCAAAGAAATTGATCCTGATAAAATGATGGAACTTGTTAAGGTACAAAGTGAAATCAACAAAATGGAGGCACAACATCGGAGCATATTTGTTGCGGGTTGGCGTCCTTTTATTGGATGGATTTGTGGGATTGCACTTGCTTACAACTTCATCATTCGTGATTTAATTGCTTGGGTTTCACCTGATGTGATGCCTCCTGCAATTCAGATGGATCAACTCATTACCATACTATTGGGGATGCTTGGTTTGGGTGGATTGCGTACCTTTGAAAAAATAAAAGATAAAACCAAATAAATGGGAGTTAAGGATACTGCAAATTTAGCGATGATTCCCGCAGCGTATGCGGAGGACAAAGTTTATTCCGTTTTGCCATCTGATGGTGATGGGGATTTCACATTCACACGCACTGGATCAGGCACACGCATCAACAAGGGCGGATACATTGAAACAATGGCGGAAAACGTGCCTCGTTTGAATTATCGTTTGGATGCTGATGGAAACCCAAAGGGATGCCCTGAATTGCTTTTGGAGGAATCAAGGCAAAACAAAGTGTTTCCAAATAACTCATTAACGGGGTATTCAACAATTGGTGTATCAACTACAAACAATGATACTATTGCTCCAAACGGAACAAATGAGGGCGCAAAAGTACAGGCAACCACATCAGGAACTGCGGTTGTTTTCAAAGGATTTACGGGAACATCAGGTGTAACGCACAATATATCTGCATTCGTAAAAGCAGGAACGTACAATCAAGTTAGATTGCAAGAAGGTTTTTCAGCATCAAATATAGATGTAAATTTATCAAATGGCAATATAGTCGCAAACTCAAATTCATCAAACTTAAATGTTGAAAAATACCCAAATGATTGGTATCGAGTTTCTTTTGATTTCACATCATCAAGTACAAATTTGCAGTTTGCTTTATATTTCAATGGAAGTTATTCATCAGGTGAAAACATCTATTTATATGGTGGGCAAATTGAACAAGGAAGTGGAGCAACAAGTTTAATCAACACAACATCTGGAGCAATCACACGCAACAAGGATTCCGCATACAATCAACCATTCGGGGATTTGACAAGTGATTATCCAATCACTGTTTATTGGAAAGGAACTGTTGATGCAATAAGCACAAACCAAACAATTTTCAGTATTTACAAAAACGGAAGTGCGGTTGATTATTTAAGATTTTCTTGGGCAAATGCATCATTCGTTCAAGTTGAAAGGAGGCGCACAACACAAGATGTTGATTCACAAACTTATTCAGTTATTGTTGGTGAAGTCAAAAAAGTTGCGATTAAATTCACAAGCGCAACATCATATAAATTGTACATTGATGGAATTGAAGTTCGCAATGAATCAAGCGGAACAAATTTATCTTGGGATTTCAATTCTGTTGTAATTGGAACAACTCGTATTGTTTCGGATACTGGATTTCGAAATACTTGTGATGAATTATTCGTGTGGAACAAAGCACTCACCGATGCGGAAATGGTTGATGTTACATCTTATGATACATTTGCGGAAATGGCTAATAATCAACAATATACAATACAATAAAAATGGCAGATCCAAAACTAAAACTCGGGAATGATATTTGGGCAACAAAGCAAAAAAGTTTGTTGGCATACAATGATGAGGGTGGCAATTTCAAAAGTTTGCCATTTCAAGTTGAACGTATATCGGGCGGAACTTATGTAGGGCGCAATGGATTGATACAATCCGCTGCATCCAATGAGCCACGAGTTGATTTTTTAAACAACACAAAAGGTGGTTTATTACTTGAGCCACAACGTACAAATTATGCGCTTTATAGCAATAACATTTCAGTTTGGACAAACACAACAAGTGGGGGGTCAGTTACAAGTACCGCAAATTATGCTATTTCGCCTAATGGAGCAGAAACCGCAACAAGATTACAAATGACCGCAACGAGTTATGCATTAAAAAGTGAAAGCACAACATCATTTTTTGGTGATTATTCAGCAACAATATATTTGAAAAGCAATACAAGTTCAAATCAAAATATTGCAATTTATGGTAGGAATACTCCAACAACATTATTTACAATTACTCCACAATGGCAAAGGTTTGAAATCAATGGCAGTTCATTAAGCGGTCAATCAAATTTCTTAAATTTTGGAGTAAACATTGGAATTGGCAGTGATTCAACATTGGATATTTTGGCTTGGGGTGGTCAAATTGAAGCAGGAAGCCACGCCACTTCGTATATACCAACATCAGGCGGTGCGGTTACGAGGGTGGTTGATTTTACTTTCATTGCAAGTGGTTTGCAAAACATTTTGAATACAAGTGAGGGTACATTGTTTTTTGAGGTGGATGTGCCACGAGTTTCATCAACTGGAAGTTTTGAACGTATTGTTTTGAGTGATCAAAACGCATCAACAGATAGAATAATTTTTGACAATTATGCAGGAAATTGGAGAGCGTTGATGCTTTCATCAGCAGGGAATGTGAACAGAACAATTGTGGGCGTTACCGCAAATCAAAGAATAAAAGTTGCAATTGCATATTCATCAACCGAATTGAGAATCAGTTATGATGGCAATGCTGCAACAACAGCAACTGGAAGTTACACTCCATCCACAACATTGGAAAGTTTTAAATTTTCAAATAAAGATGGAGGAAACAAATGGAATGGGAACATCTATGATGCAAGATATTTTGATTCCGCATTGTCAAATGCTGAATTAGTTGAATTAACAAGTTAAAATAAAAATAAAATGAGCCATATATTTAAAAAATATGAATTTCCTGATGAAGCAACTGCGGATTCATTGATTGATGCGTTGCCATCACAATATGATGAGGAATTGGATGAAACACATCCTGATCACAACCACGTGATCGTGAAATTACATCATCCAATCGTGGAGCAACCCGTTTATGATGATGAGGGCAATATCGAAACCGATTCAATATTGGCGGAAAACTTTTCCGTTGATGTACTTTGGCAAGGTATTGAAGCGCAACCAGATGATTGGGAGCAATACGAAATCACATTAAGTGACAATGGAGTTCATTCCTTTTTTGGGATTGATTATATATAAAAAAAATGGGAGTTATCAATGGTACAAATTTTCTTTTGTACAAGAGTGATATCGATCCAAAGGTTGCCCAATTTCAAGGGCGGGTTTTGAATGATGGTGGCACTCTTGAATCATTGAATTGTGTTCGTGATGCGTTTGAGGATGAAAAAATTGTGCTTGGGCATTCCACATCAACAACGGTTTCATTGAACGTTGATTTGCCAGAATCCACAACAAAGGATTCCAATGGTTTTCGTGAAGTGATTGCAGGTGTTAGATCAGGTGAAATTGCAGTTGATGGTTTGGTTGATTATGGTGATACATTAAACTTCAACGAATTGGCAACAATGATGCTCACAAAACAAAAGGCGGAATTCTATTTTGAGGATTCCACAAGTTCATTGTATATTTTTAATGGTCAGGGATATATTGAATCCGTTGAGCAAATTGCAGAAATGGAAAACTCGGTTTCATATTCAGTTGGAATTTCACTCACTGGATTGATGACATTGAATTAAAAAAATATAGTATATTTGTATAGAATTAAAAAATTAAAAAGCTATGCCAACAACGGGTGTATTTAACGGAACAAACCTTTTGCTTTCAGTAGAAGGAACAAATCTTGGGCATACAACATCTTGCTCATTAACATTATCAACTGATTTGCCAGAGGCAACAACAAAAGATTCAAGCGGATTTCAAGAGGTTATCGCAGGTGTGATGAGCGGTGAAGTTTCATTTGATGGATTAGTCACTTATGATGATACATCAAACGTAACTGAACTTGCTGATTTTCTTTTGGCACGTACACAATTGACTTGTGTGTTTGGAACTGAAACAACTGGTGATCGTATTTTCACCGCAGAGGGTTTCCTTTCATCACTTGAGCAAAGTGCGGAAATGGAATCACCTGTTTCATATTCAGGATCAATCACATTGACTGGCACAATCACTGCATCAGATAAATCATAATGAATTGAGCGCAATTTGAGGGGATTGCGCTTTTTATTTTTTTACTATGGCAAACAAACAACGGGGATACTATTCCATTAAACTTGGCGGAAAGGTGCGTAAATTGCATTTTTCAATGAACTTTTGGGCAAACTTCACTGATACATTAGGCATTTCACTTGATAAGATTGGTGATATATTTGGTGAAGGAATTTCACTTGGCACAATTCGTGCGCTTATTTATTCCGCAATCCTTGCTAATGATCAAGAGGAGGGAAATGAAATTGATTACAACGAATTTAAAGTTGGAATGTGGCTTGAGGATTTACAAGCGGAAAAACTTGAGGACATTGTGAATGCAATGATGGAATCCAGAGTGCTTGGCAATGATTTGAATCAAGGTGTGAAGCGCAATGTTGTGAAATCAACAGAAAAAAAAACGAAACCTTAACTCCCGAAAAACTCACTTGGGATGATTTGATGGATTATTTCATCGGTCAAGTAGGGATTGAACCTGAAAAATTTTGGAAATATACTTGGAAGGAAAATCACCTTTTGGGTGAATCATATTACATTGCCAACAATAAGGAGTGGGAACGCATCCGATATTTGGCAGCAATGGTGTACAATGTGAATGCTCAAAAACGTTCACAAATGATT